GGCTAGAAACAGGGATGACTTCGAGTTGGTCTCCATGGAAAAGCCCTTCGCGGTGCCGCTCGACCCAAAGGACCCCACTCTGTTTTATGTAGGCAAGATCGACAAGGTTGTCAAGCGGCGAACGAAGATCATCGGGATCGAGCATAAAACCACGACGGCCTACCGCAAGGAAGGCAAGTTTAGGTCCACTTTCCTGGACAGCTTCAGTCCCAATGCCCAAGTAGACGGCTATCTCTACGCCTTACACATGATGTATCCTGATATAGTAGGAGGAGTCTGGGTCGATGCGGCGCTCGTCCACAAAAGCGACGAAGGATTTATGTTCATCCCCGTTGAGCGACAACTCCAACACCTCGATGGCTGGCTCTGGGAAGTCCAAGACTGGATCAGACGTATCGAGGAAGACAAAGCTGAAGCTATCAGGGCAAAGGCGTCGGACCCTTACCTACGAGCGTTCCCAAAGAATACCAACAGCTGCTGGGACTTCAACAGTGCTTGTCCGTATCTCGGTCTCTGTAAAGCGTGGCCCAACCCCATCGACAGACCAATTCCAGCAGGCTTTACAGCTAAGCGTTGGGACCCTCTTGAACATATTGGACCTATCGAAGGAGTGACAGATGCCTAAAAAGAAGCCCAAGAGGGACGACAATACTCAATATCTGATGCGGGAGGCAGAGAGAAAAAGCCGAGGGCCTGCTCATGTCGTGCTTCTGGACTACGGCCGAAAGGCGGGCATTCAGAATGAGGCAGGGGAGATCGTAGCGGTGTGGCCCGTGTCTAGACCAGAGGACTAGTATGTTAGATGACTGCATGGAGGAGCCCCTTCTATTCAAGAGGAAACGTATAGACTTCTGGAGGCTGATGAGAGACATGCCCAACGCTAAAGACGCCGGACTGTCCACTGTAGAGCGCATCCTTCTAGCCGGCAAGACTGGCACTGGGAAGACCAAGCAGGTATGGACCCTGCCCGGCCGGAAGTTCGCCTACATCTTCGATCCTAACTCGATGTCGACCCTCAGGGGATGCGACGTTGACTATCAGGAGTTCTACCCTGACTTCCTCGAGATGGATGCCACTCTGAAAGGCTTCAACAAGGACCCCAAGACCAACAAGCAATTCCTTGGCGACAGGCCAAAGAAGAAGCTGGAGCCCCACGTCTACATGAAGTGGGTAGACGATATTAACGAGAAGGTGGAGAAGGGCTTCTTCAAGGATTACAACTGGCTGATCCTAGACAGCCTGACCTTCCTCTCCAAATCGGTCATGGATCGGCAGTTGTTCATCAACAACAGGTATGGCGACATTGAAGAACTTGGCGACTACCGTGTGGTGGGCAGTAAGATGGCTGATGTCTTTGGTAGCATCTCGGCTCTACCGATCAGTCTCTATTGCACCAGCCACTTCACTACCTTCCAGGACGAGAAGACGAAGAAGATCGAGACGCAGCTGATGCTGCCGGGGAAGGCCAGAAACATTCTTCCCCTAATGTTCACCAATGTCTGGCTAGCCCAGACCAGCGAAGACCCGAAAGGAGGTGTTAGGTATGAAATAAGAACCCGACCAGACCCTAGAGGTCTGCAGGACGTCCGCAGTAGCATCCCGAACTTGGCTACTGTTGAGGACGTCACTATAAAGGGCCTTGGAGACCCAACCTCGGAAGGAATAGGAGGCTTGCTCCGTCGAGCGAGGACTCCTGTCCAGCCGGTCTCCAAGGTCGCCCAACTGAGATCATAAGGAACACAAGATGCCTTTCATCAACGTAGCCTTGGACGATGCCAAGGAAGCCGAAGCAGTGCCTGAGGGCGAGTACGATCTGAGGATCGTCAAGTCCGAAGATGGCGAGTCCAAGAAGGGCAACGCCATGACCACGGTCTATATCAAGATCGAGGACAATTCCTACCCTAACGCGGCCCTCCTCCGGCATTGGATCACCTATCCCGATCGAGACACCCCTGCAGATCAGAGGCAGATGCGCCTACTGGACATCAAGCGCTTCCTGACCTGCTTCGGCGTGGCTATGGAAGGGAATGGCTTCAACTCGGACGATCTCATCGGTGCCACCGGAAGGAGCTTCCTCTACCAAGAGGAAGGTGACGACGGCAACATCTACAATCGCCTGAGACTGCCACGGCTGAAGGCCTAAACATCCATGAACAAGGGAGGCCTGCCAAAATTTGGCAATCCTCCCTGTTCTACATTGGTGACCTAGAATGTCTCATCTAGATAAGCTTCGCAAAAGCATCGAGAACATGAGCCTAGATGAGCTTCGTGAGCACGTTCGACAGATGAGAGGAGATCGCCGTGTAAGCAAGGAGAAACGAGGAGAGAAGAAGGTCAGAGCCCGCCGCAGCAGCGGTGCTAAGGACAAAACCAGTAAGGCGTTGGACAAGATGACGCCTGAACAGATAGCCGCTCTACTAGCGGAGCTAGAAGGGGATGGGGATGCAAGTTCAGGAGATACCGCTTAGCAAAATCAAGGTCAAGGACCGGGCAAGAGAAGACAAGGGAGACATAGAAGGGCTGGCCGCCCTCATCAAAGAGCATGGCCTAATTCAACCTATTACGGTAGATGGCAGTTTCCTGCTGCTGGCAGGAGAGCGCCGATACCTGGCACATCGTCTGCTAGGTGCAGACACTATCAAGGGTATAGTTCGTGAGGATGTAACTAGCGATACCAGTCGCTTTGAGATCGAGCTTGTCGAGAACATCGCTCGGAAGGATCTTCTGTGGCACGAGCGAGACAAGTTGGAATTGAAGCTCTACAATCTTAAGGTGGCCGAGTTTGGAGAGTATAACCCCTCCACTGGGAAGGGCTGGTCTCAGAACCAACAGGCCACTATGGTTGGTAGGTCTCGACAGGCAGTGGACAGAAGCCTCCATCTGGCTAGGGTCATGGAGGAGTCTCCTGAACTGGAGTTGGATAAGTTCGAGCATGAGGATCACGCTTTCAAGGATGTGGAGCGTCTCGAGGAAGAGGTCGTCATAAAGGCGGCCAGGGCCAAAGTGCCTGACCATATCAAGACAGCCATTAACAAGGCCGAGGAGCACTACCTGATAGGTGACGCCCTTAAAGAGATGGCCCTTATGAAGAAGGGCATCTTCGATTTTGCTGAGGTAGACCCTCCCTACGGCGTTGACCTTGAAAAGCGAAAGAGCCGCAACACCGACGCTAGGCCGATGAAGGAATACCAGGAGTGGGACGAGAATAGCTATCCAACGCTGTTCCAGCAGACTGCTCAGTTGGTCTACGATCGCCTGAAGGACAACAAGTTTGCCATCTTCTGGTATGGCATGAGTTGGCATTGCGAGGTACTGGCTAGCCTGAGAAGAGTGGGCTTCGGCATTCCTGACATTCCAGCAGTCTGGACGAAGGGCGAAAGTGGACAGACGGCTAGCCCCTATACGACCCTTGGATCGTGTTATGAGCCATTCTTCTTGGCAAGGAAGGGCAAGCCAAAGCTGCCTCGCAGGGGGAGGGGCAACGTGTTTGACTTCTCACCACTGGGCAAGAAGGATCATCCTACTGAGAAGCCCCTCGCCTTGATGGAGGAGATACTCGATCTTTGTCTGGACCCTGGCAGTCACATCCTGATCCCCTTCCTTGGCTCAGGAGTGACGTTAAGGGCTGCCTACAGGCAGAAGCACACCGGCATAGGTTGGGACCTCTCCCAGCAGCACAAGGAAAGCTTCCTGCGACGAGTACAGGAGGACATTGAGCATGAAAAGACCTAAGTGCAACGACTGTGGAGTGCCAGAGGGGCAGCAGCATCAACTAGGCTGCATCAGTCGCGTTGATGAGGGAGTGACGAAGCCTGACTTCGAGGCCCTTCGGGCTGAGAGGAATTTCGAGATAAGCAAGATAATAGAGGCTACTGCTAAGAGATGGAACTGCGATCCATCCAAGGTGCAGCACAGCTTCGACTTCGACGCCTGCTTCTGCAACTGCCCCAAGGGTCCTTGCGAGCACGATTTTAAGGGCTGGCGGGCCTTTATCAACGGCGGCGGGGGCGAGACCGTCTGCCAGAGATGTGGCATGGGGGCTATGTCTCACAGCCTGAGGACATCTGAATGATACCTGATCCTGTAACCCTCTATATAGTCGTCAAGTTCGGCGTTCCAGTAATGCTGTGGCAGAAGTCTGTGCAGATACAATTCAGAGATATGCGGACCTGCCAGGAGACCGCTCTTCAGCTAAAGAGGCTGGCTGCTACGGCCCAGAATGAGCTGTATGTCGAGATCATGAGCTGCCGGAGGCAGAAGGGAGGGAAGAAGAAGTGATACTCCAATGTAAGATGTGTGAAAGGTGGCTACCTGTAGAAAGGTTCCGTAGGAATAATAGGCGATGTAAACTATGTTGCCTGCTAGTAGAGTATGGTGCACTGTATAAGCAGTATATGGTAGTTCTCGAATTTCAAAACCATTCCTGCGCTATATGCAAGGATCCTAATAGAAAATTAGAGATGGAGCATGATCCTGTATCGTTTAGATGGAGAGGACTTGTATGTAGGCCCTGTAATAGAGGAATATCTTGGATTGAGATGACAGGAGTATCTGTAGATATTATAGATCATTACTTAAGAAATAGTCCTACGAAAATACTGGGAATAGAGTGTTTTGCTAGGGCAGCTATCATTAACAAGGCAGAGCACGCTCGAAGGTCTTGGAGTAAGATAAAGGAGAGAACTAGGATGTTTAGAGAGCTGTCATGACCACTCCCTACGAAGAAGGCGACCCCAAGAGCAAGCTTCTGGTCCTAGCCGAGGCTCCCGCCCGCGTTGAAATGCGCCTGGGCCGTCCCCTTGTAGGTCCCTCCGGCGACGTGTTCAATGACTGCCTGCACGCAGCGGGCCTAGTCCGCAAGCAGTGCTATATCCTCAACGTCTGGGAACAGCCAGTCGAGAAGGACAAGGTCGGCAACTGCTATCTCCAGGGAGAATGTCTATGGTCTACAAAAATAGGGTATACTGCGGCTGGCCTCGATGCAGCTGCCCCTACGTTGGACCGAATAAGGTCCTCCTCTGCCTCGGCTATCTTGACAATGGGCCAGCAGGCAATGGGCCTTCTATCAGGAGACAAGCGCCCGATCATGAAGTGGCGTGGCAGCCCCCTGTGGTCCGACACTATCGACCGAAAGTTCATCCCAACTATCCACCCAGCGGCTACCCTTCACGGAACGTACCTTTGGCGTTACCTGATAATGGCCGACATGGAGAAAGTGAAAGGCGAATTAGACACGGCCGAGCTCTTATTGCCAAAGCGGGAATTCCTGATAGGGCCAACGTACGCAGACGTATACCACTACATACATAAGTGTCGCGAGGCAGGTAGGGTCTGCACGGACCTGGAGGTACTAAACCATCAGGTGAGCTGTTTTAGCCTTAGCTGTGATCCCAGCGAGGCGATGACAGTTCCATTCTTCAATCGTTCAGGCGGTGACTACTGGACTGAAGATGACGAAGTCCTCATCTGGAGGGAATACGCTTCCCTGATGAGCGATCCAGACATAATGAAGATCAACCAGAACATAGTTGGCTTCGATGCTCCCTTCCTGTTCACCCAGTGCAATATCCACACCAAGGGCAAGCTAGGCGACCCTATGATCGCCCAACATATCATGTATCCTGATTTCAACAAAGGTCTAGACTTCATCGCTAGCATTCACACTCGAGAACCGTACTGGAAGGATGATGGCAAGATATGGAAAAACCCCAACATAGACTGGGACACCTTCCAACGCTACTGCGCCCGCGACGCCTGTGTGGCATTAGAAGCGTGGGACGTATTGTCAGCGGAAATGACAGCTGGAGGATACTGGCCAACCTACAACATGACCGTAAGAATGGCCGACCCGCTTACGTATATGACGGCTCATGGTCTCGCAGTGGACAGGGAAGGCCTAGCGAATACAAAGGCCCGCCTAGAAGCGTCGATAGCTTCCAAGGAAGCGGAGCTAGTAGCTTCATCCCAGTGGGACTTCAACCCAACGAGCCCAAAGCAGTGCCAGCAGTACTTCTACGACACCCTAGGTCTTCCTCCATACAAAAACCAGATGGGCGGGATAACAACTGATGACAAGGCCATGTCTAGGATCGTACGCAAGGCTGGCGTTGGTGCGAAAGAGGCCAAGCTTGTCCAAGAGATCAGGGCCCTTAAGAAGCTCAAAGGTACGTATATTGACGTTGAGCTGGACCCAGACGGTCGTCTACGTTGTGCCTGGAACCCAAGGGGCACCTGGACGGGGAGGCTTTCGTCGTCTCATAGGCTTCACAGTGGAACAGGAATGAGCCTACAGAACCTTCATCCCGAGTTCAAGGAGTTTATAGTTGCCGGCTAAGATCAGGACCCAACGTGACAAGGAGAAGGCCAGGCTACGGATGCGTGCTTACAGAAAAACCGCATACGGTAAGACTTGGGCGAAGGAATACGCTAATAGACCGGAGGTTAAGCATAGGAGAAAGTTATCCCGACTGAAGTATCAGGCCTCCCGAAAGGGCAAGATGCAACGAAGCAAGGCGACAAGAGAAAGAGAGAAACGATATGGACTATCTGATCGCGAAAGATACCGCAGAAAAAATAGTGCTAGAGCTGATGAGGGCAAGGGAGAAGTTCCAACCTCTAAGGGGTCCTCATGAGGGATATGCCGTCATCCTTGAAGAGCTGGACGAATTGTGGGAGGCGGTCAAGTCTAATAACATAGCCCACGCGAAGAAGGAAGCTCTTCAGGTAGCCGCAATGGCCCTAGCCTTCATGATAGAGGTGTAACATGGCTAACATCTATGTAGTTGACCTAAGTCACTATCAGAAGCCTACTGACTTCAAGGCCGCCTATAACTTCGGCGTCCGAGGGATCATCCACAAGGCTACTGAGGGAACCTCCTATGTGGACCCTAACTATGCTCCGATGCGGGCTAAGTGTGAAGGCTCAGGCATATTCTGGGGAGCCTATCACTACTTTCGACCGGGCAACGTAGAGGCCCAGGTCAACCACTTCGTCAAGAATGCCGCTCCTTCAGCTGGCACCCTAATGGCCCTCGATCATGAGGAAAGAGGATGCTCTGCAGCGGATGCTGAAAAGTTCCTTCGGCTGCTGGAGGCCAAGATAGGCCGAAAGGGTGTCCTATATAGTGGCCATCTCATCAAGGAACAACTGGGCCATCAGGTCAACGAATATCTGGGAAGCTGCCGCCTGTGGGTCGCCGAGTGGGATAGCAGCCCCACACATCAGGCCAGCTGGAAGGATCTCTGGCTCCACCAGTTCACTGGCGATGGCAAGGGGCCTTCCCCACATAGCGTCCCTGGCCTTGGAAGCAACATAGACATCAACCGCTTCTATGGCACCATCGAGGAATTGACAGAGACCTGGAGCGGCGGCGATCCAGTCTCGGGAGAGGTAGTGCCAACCGGCCCCTTCGTTCCAACCAAGGGCCTTATCACCGCCTGGGGCCAGTCCACCTTGAACC